TCACAACAATTACAAGCAAAATGAATATTTCTTTCATATAGAATCCACGAAAACAAGCTGAAGTAATCAAAAATCTCGGGCGAACGTCTTGTAGCGCATAATGTTCGCATATGCGTCACGCTCCCACTTGCCGCGGGCGTATTCCGTGTGGTAGATGTGCTCGCGGCAGGTCGTGAAACGCAATAGGAAGTCCGAAGATTTCCGGACGTTCTCCTTTGTCCATTCCAATCCGTTCTCTGTCAATATATGGCGTTGGTTCCAGAGGAACTTCTCATATGGCGCAGCTAAGGGGCTGATATCCGCGTCCAGGAGCATAGCACGGCCTTCCAATTCAACCAATTCTTCAACACGAATGTTTGTTGAATTTAGGTGCCACTTGATTGTGGTACACTTGATCAATTCAACTGCCTCGTCAATGATACCTCGGGTCTTTGTATCCGTGTATTCCCTAGCCGATAGAGCCAAAGCAGCAGCCGAGGCATTTTCGTTTGCATCGTTCTGCGCTCCGGGAACGTAAACAGCATCGTGCCAGTACGCAGCCAGAACAACCGAATCTGGAGCCCAATGAGGCAGAGCAGAGACCACATTGTTGGCGTGTTCCCAGTTGTGGTAGTCGCGCTGCATGACGTTGAAATCGTACCAGCGTTCTGCGGCTAAGTGGAGCGAGCGTAAGTTCATTTTTCTATTCCAGTCTTTATAGGTCATTTTCTTTGTCTGCATTAGCGCAATAAAAGTCATCACAGAGAGACTCCGGGTCCTCCGGTCTATCGTGGAAAGCACAAAACCCCTTCCCAACATAAAATCCACCCGCATCTGCGTTGAAAGCGTAATGTTTGCAAAAGTCGCAGCAGCTCCCGGTTGGGCCTACACAGTTAGAACAAAATTTCATCTCATCTCCAAAGAGTCCAGGTACCATGTTGGAAACAATTCCCGGTTTTTCTGCAGCAGCCGATCGAAGTTGCTATCCAGAATGTACGTTGTTGCGTGATCCGTTAAGCCGCGGACTGCTCGACCAGATGCCTGTACGATACGCACAATTGCTTTGCGGGCATACCACTTGGAGGACCTTGAGGCATTGAGAGCAATCCACGGAGATCCGAGATACTCAAACGGAACCTTCGCGATGATCTGCCAACGTGCCAGGTCTCCCTTAAAGTCATATCCCTCTTCAACGCTAGGGCTGACGACGACGTTCCCTTTACGCTTCAGGTGATTCAGAATCTCTTCTCGATTGTTGGACACAAACATTCTGGATGCGTATTCCGAATTGGCAACAATGTCCTTCGCTAGAGCAAATGAGACGGTGTGAATGATACCACATTCATCCGGGTGTCTCTTGATGATCTTATCCACAAAGGAAGCCAGGCGATGGCGATCATAGTCTCCAGATACCTTGATGACATTAAGTCCATGGACGACTCGTTGAGACTTGTCGATTGGATTGGCAACCATGATACATTCGGCTTCCTCCGGCTTGATACCAAGATTCCTCATGTACTCAGAGTGACCACAAATTGTAGCCGACATATGAATGAATTGGTCCGCTTTCTCATAGAGACCGCGATTTACTACTTGGTAAGCGTACACGGGTTGCAGGACAACCTTAGTTGCATATCCAAACTCATTAACGATCCATTCGCCGCTGCTATTCGCAAAGCTCAAGAGAGACTCGGAATATTGTTCCAATTCATCAATGGCAGTTGCAATAGAATCCTTGCGCGCTCCACCTTCTTTGAGTTTAGTGCCCAACTCTGTGAGCTTTGTCTCGATGGCATTCGCTAGCTTTGATGCAATTTCTTGCATGTCCTTATCTGGAATAAGACTCTGTCCGGTGTTGTGCTCCATGAAGGCATTAATGAATGTTGTGAAAAGACCACCAAACGCCTTACCACAAACGGACTCCACGTGAGTCAAATCCGCCATATCTATCGTTAGAGTAGCATGGTTGACAAGCTGCTCGTCTATTACATGGCACTCATCTATTACGAGCAAATTCGCGCGGTTATCGTCTTCTCCAATTAACGTCACAGGAGCCGTGATGTGAAATGCGGCATTGGTCAAACGGAGATCGGCTTCGTTTCTCCATCGCTCACGCGTCTTAAAATACGGGCAGGTGCTTGCCTTTGTGCACCCACCGGCACTTTGGAGCTGCTTGCATTTTGTGGAGTTATATGGACCAACGTTATGAGGACAATTGTAATTTGAACGACCCATAAGAGACTGGATGGAGGTATCGTCGTTTTGATACTGATCCTGCAGTCCCTTTGTTGCGGTGATGATTGTGGTCCGATGAGATAGACTCATCTTTCGCAGAACACGATGTACGGTGGTTGCTATAGCGGACTTACCGATTCCAGTTGGAGCTTCCAAGATGACGTGTTTCTTTTTAGCCAGCAGCGCTCTGATCGTACGATCGATAGCATCATACTGTCCTGGGTTGAATTCCGGAAACGGAAAATTGGCTCGAATGAGTTGTTCAATGTTGTGCATAATGTATTGTAACACAACCGCGAGGGTTGTGTCAATTTAGAATTTGAAGTCGCTTAGATCCGGTGGAGCTCTTCCTGGAGATCTAGATACCGGTAGATCATCCAAATCATCGATCTTTTTCGTTTGATGTTTGTTAGTGGGTTGGAATGTCGCTTGAGGCATTATTCCACTTTGAGCCGATGGTTCTAAGTTATATAGCTTCATCTTTGCTCGATTCATACCAACTACAAATCGCCTATTGATACTAGGATCACCAAATCGATTCTTGAGCTGTTTGAACATCACTTGAAATAGCTCATCCAATTCCTCTGTTCTGATCATCGCAAGGATAATGTCTGAGGACATAACGATACCCATAGATTCGGATGTATTGGTGAGGTCAACATCGCTGTTGCCAAAACCAGCACGATTCAACTGTCCTGCGGAAACCACCGGGCAATTATTTTCAATAGCAAGCGCTCGCAATTCTTCAGATACACTCTTGAGAAGCGTATAGGAGTTGACTGATCCGCCCATCTTAATCCTAGACGAGGCGCAGATGCCCAGGTAGTCCACGTAAATGACATCCGGAACAAAGTTCTGTTTGACTTTCAGTTCCTCAATCAACCCGCGGAAATGCCCACAGTGAGCAGCACCCGTTGGATATTCCTTGATAAACAATCTGCCGTGGGTCTTTGCCGCGATGTTGGAGATCTTGGTGGCAAAGGCATCCTTACCCATGTCCTTGATCTTATTGATATCAACGTTGAGGAGGTTAGCATCAATACGTTCAGCTAACCGTTCCTCCGCCAACTCCAATGTGATATAGAGGACGTTGAGACCCATGCGGAGATTAGCCGCAGCCATATGAGCCATACCCAAGCTCTTACCACCACCAGACTCAGCCAAAAGAAGCGTTAGCGTCTTACGACGCAATCCGCCGTTGGTGATAGTGTTCAACATGTCAATGTCAAACGGGATACACTCATCTAAGCGATTGTAGAAATCAAACCGCGACTCGGCGTCGTCGATGTATGAGTGTCCCACCGCAGTATCAAATGATATAGATAGAGCATCTTGAAGAAGACCCGGGATTGCTTCCTTGTTGTGGTTCTTGTCCTTACCATCCATGATAGTAAGAGATTGCATGATCGCATTGAAGACTGCGCGATCCTTACAAAACTTCTCTGTCTTCTCGAGAAGCCAATCCAACTTACGTTTCTCGTTTGTGTACTCCGTAACTCGAGAAATTGCGGTAGACAAATCTTGCTCCGTGATCCCCATGCGACCAGACAACTGCACACGAATTACATCGGGCGTAGGTGGGGTGTTGAATCTCAAGAAGAACCCCGAGATTTCATCAAACAGGATACCATCAACTCGCTCTTGAAAATACTCCTGCTTAACGTGAGGCGTGACTTTCCTAGCAAATTCCTCATCGTACATCAATGAGGAAATGATGAGGTCTTCAATCCGCATCGGCTACGCCCCCGCTATAGACAACAGAGCGTTCTTTAAGCTGTTCCTCCAACATCTCAATCAGTCGATCTCCGATGAAGGTCTCAAACTCGCTCTTATCCTCTGTTCGGATTGCTCCGCTCACAACGTCATATGAGAAGTGCATTTGGGCATCGTCGTTTTCCTCGGTGATAGAAACACCACCAAACTTGTAGACGATCCCCTTGAATTTCCCACCCAAGATTTCGATGTGATATGAATGCGGATCTGAATCTGGAACCGAGGGTTCCACGACAGCAATCAGCTTACTCATCTTGATCTCCAATCATTGCGTTGATGGAATCATCCATTGCTTCATCGGACATAACCGACGAAGACGCCAGTTGATACTTGTCCTTAACAAAGTCGCGGAACATCTTGTCCTTCAAGATGGGCATCCAAAATTCCGCAGAGTCAGTATCCTTCTCGCGCCAATTCTTTGCCTCAATCTCACCCGTCTCCTTGTTGACTCTTTGATACCACCCATTCTTGGGTTTGATCATGTGCCCTGATTCAATCGCAAGGTCAAATAAGCCAGACCACTTGCTGACGCCGCCATCAAAAGATACAGTGATAGGTATTTTAGATTTTTCTTTAACATATCTCGATTTTTCCACATTGATAATGAAATTGTACCCGGTCAATTCGGTACCGTCTTTTTCTTGTTGTCTTCCGATGATGAAGATGTTGTCGCTTCCATAGTAGCTTCCTGTTCCACCACCGACGATGTCCTTTGGATAGAGACCAATTTCCTTATACGTATGGTTAACCACAACCATAGGAATATCCTTGAGGTTCAAGTGCGGCGTAACCATGCGGAACAGAGACTTGAGCTGCTTTGCTCGCGTCATATCCGCAACAGACTTGCCATCCAAAGCGTCGTCCACTTCTTTCTTGGAAGCCAAGTTTCCGATGGAATCAATGACGACCATTAGGCGATCTCCGCGAGCAACACCCTCAAACTGAGTCATGATGTCAAACTTCAATTGCTCAATGTTTGTCAGCGGAGCATGAAGGACTCTTGCCATATCAATTCCGATGGACGTGAAGTAGGATTTTGGTGTTCCGAATTCCGAATCGTAAAACAATAGCACAGCTTCGGGATATCGATCCATATACGCCTTTGCCATGATTAGGCTAAATAACGTCTTGAAGTGCTTCGAGGGACCCGCCCACATCGTGAGACCCGGAACAAATCCGCCACCCAGTTCCCCGGATAGAGCAACGTTCATGATGGGAATGCTCATCTGAATCATGTCCTTTTTGTTGAAGAACTTTGAGTGAGAGAGAATGTCCGATTCCTTAATCGTAGAATTCTTGCGAAGTTTTTCTAGTAGTGCGCTCATGTGTTTTCCTTATCCAAAAAATGCGTCAAGCGAAGATACCTCTACGGCATTCCACCCAATCGCGTCCAAAATGTTCTGCATCGAGGCAACCATCGTTTTGTCGAACTGTAGGTCTCTGTCGATGTATTGATCTAACCCCAACTCCTCGGGTAGATGTTCATCCGCGGGAAATCCGATGATGTTCTCATTAATCACGTTCGGCATCTTAAGGTAGACGAAACGAATTTTCGATCCAGATGGAATCAGTGGATACGTTCCGTCCAACCCCAATTTCTTCACGTGATAATTGTATAGTAGCGCAGCACGAACGTGCATAGGCGTTATACCCTCAGAGCGGCTATTATATATTGTAACAGGATTTGCGAAAGAATCAATGTTATTTGCGCCACGGGGGAACGCAATTTGGTCGACTGGGAGTTTGATGAAATCTGCCCTGGAGTCCGCTAGGAATTTCTGCACCGTACTCTCGTCGGTGTCGAAAATCAGATCCAACGATCCCTTCAACTTTGTGCGTACCCACGCGGGTGTGGAGCTCTTCACAATATCCAATCCCATCACCTTGTATTTCGGCTTCGCGTAGGTTACACCCTCTGAGGAGTGCACACGAACGATGTACTTCTTCTTGCTCACCCACAGAGCGATGTCGCCCACGTTTTCCAGTTTGAAGTACAGCGTTTTCTTATAGGCATTAGTCATCTTGGAGACCTTCTCCATGAGATGATCTACTTCGTGTTGAATGATATCTACAGCAATCTTCTCGAGAGCCTTGACGATCACTGCTTTTTCCTTACCGGCGAAATACTTGTCAACGACAGGACCCATCTCAAAGAACACTGAGTCTGTGTCACAATAGACAACAAATTTTGTGCCCTCTGGCATCTTGAATCGCTTGCAAAGAATAGCATCCAACTCCGCTTCGATGATCTTGAGAGCATACTGACCTAGAATCGTGATGGACTCTGCGATATTTGGATTGTAAAATCGGAATCCCTTGTTGCCCAGAGCGCCATAAGCGGAGTTCAAGAGAATCTTCAGCGCCTGTTGCTTGTTATCCAACGCTGAAATTTTACTTGGGAGGGTCTTGTCTTTGTCGATCTCATACTGTTGTTTCAGCTGGAGCATCTCTTTCTTGACCGCCTTACGGGTAATCTTCAACCCCTCAAACAGTCTAGGAATGATTCCTTGAAAGTCCTTGCGGAACTTTGCTCCAATCGGAGACAGACATTCCATCTCTCCCGGAGTTGGAGAGATTCCCTTGAGCATCATTTCCAGTGAGCATTCCACCATACCCAGATACGTCTCGGGGCTCATGTTAAGCATGATAGCATTGCTTGGGTACAGAGATTCCGCATCGATCGAGATGGGCCAGCGAATGAACCCAACCTTAGGATCCTTCACATACGCACCCTCTATGCTCTCATGGGAATCACCATCCTGATCTTTGAGGGGAATGACTTTGTTTTCCTTGAGAAGCGCATTGTGGATGATGGCGTCCCAAGTACGCACAGGACCAAAGACGTTGTCAAAATTGATCTTTGCGAGAAATGAGATTGTCATAGCCAGCTCCAGGAGCTTTAGCTTGTCGTCCAGTTTTCCTACCAGCTGACAGTCGCGCGCGTTATACGGAACAAACTTTTCATTCCAACCGCGGCGAGCGAAGTCGTTGAAGTTCTTGTACTCCGAGTGGTCCAGCTTGTCCTCGCCCAATTCCTCCAGAGAGATGTGTGACAGCGAGTACGACTCCTGCTTGGACATTGAGAACTTTTTGTAGAGCTCCATGTAATCCAGAACCGTCACACCGTAGATGATGACCTTGTATTGGTCCTTGCCGCGGAATGTCGACTTCTTGACCTCCACAGTTTCCCAGGGCGAGAGCTTGTTTGCCCACTCAACACCGAGAACCTTTACGATTCGGTTGTAAAGGAATAAGATGTCGAATCCATCCACGTTCCAACCGGTACAAATCTCAACGCTCTTTTGGTTCCAGAAAAGAACGACCTGCTTGAGCATCTCCTTCTCCGTTCCGCAATTTATGTACTTGGTGTCAGCTTTACCCGTGAATTCCCGATAACCAAACGAATAGACTTGACGGGTATGTAGATCCTGCAAGGCAATCAGATTGATCGGAGCATCTGCATCCTCTGGGTGCGGGAATCCGGTGATTCTACCATTCTCATCTTCAGGTAGAAACGTCTCAATGTCCAACACCCAAGCAGAGATGCGCTTGATGTCAAAGTGAATTTCCTCTGGGTAGAATTCGTTTATGTACGCCAAGACGTAATCGGTTTGTCCGAAAACACGAAAGCCACCAACATCCTTGTATTGCTTAATATAGTCTCGGCAAGCAGACATTGTGCCGGGCTTAACCGGCTTAACATCGTCCCCGTACAGAGTTTTGATCCCACTCTCCGCGTTAGACGTGGTGTAAAGAGTGGGCTCATATTTGACTTTGTATTTGTTGGGACCTGTGTCCGTTTGTTCCCGGACGCAAATGTTGTTTCCTATTCTGCAGACGCTCGTATAAAATCTCATTCTTGCTTTCCGTAAATTAGCATAGCTGCATCGTACGCGGAGTCATGCACAGGATGGTGCTTAATGACCTTGCTGACATCAAAGCCAACGCAGCGTGTCGGATCAACCTCAACGTACCCAGATGTGGTATGCGGATAAAGCAAGTCTATTGCCGTCCGCACATCCCTGTAATTATTATACGGGAACACGGAGGGGAGCTCAAGTTGACTTGTCAAATCCTCCAGCGTTGTGGAGTCCATGAAACCGCGAATCCAACACTGTTCGTTACGAGACACTCTTGTTTCATTAATCCACGTTCCCAAGATACCCAAACCAATTTCTACTTTGACATCCCGGGAGGTAGGCTTCATAGCAAAATCGCGAACCATAGGAGCTTGTTTCATCCACCAGTCGACGGTGCGCTTTTCAACGTGTCTATGCAGGCGGTCCACCTGATCCTTAACGTCGAATTTGACGTAGATGCTATTGCTGAGAATATCTTCGTACGTGGTCGTGGGCAGGATGGCATCCACGTACACGCATCCAACAGATAGGATTGCTGCGTTGGCTTTGGTGGAAATTGTTTCAATGTCTAAAAAGAAGGGCATAATAAAACTTTCAATTGATTACGGGGAGTGCATCCCCTTGACACATTCTAGGACGAATGTGTGGGCTTGAGACTCATCCACAAAAAATCGGATGATCAAATCTTTCGGCTCTTTTGCGTTAAACGCAAAGATCATGATATTCTTGGAGTTGGTTATGGATAGCCGAAATACCCAATCCCCGATTTGTGTACCGGGGAACACCACAATCGCGGTGATTTTTTCCACGTCACTTGACCGCAGGATACTTTCTGTCCGACATCATCCGAAACTTTGGCTTTATCACCCAAAGTTTCTTTTCCTTAAACGGAACAATTTTGATGTTCGCTACGTTCGCATACGACAACCCAGATTTGTCAATAATGTGGCAAAGTCCCCACTGTTCCAAAAGTTGTGCGATGGTGTTTCTTCTGGCTAGATCATCATATGATAGGCTAGAGGGTTTCCCTTCCAACGCGAACATTTCCTTAAAGTGGAGGATGAAGTATCGCCCTCTCTTGTGAAGAATGTGACAGGAAGGATACAGGATATCCTCTGTTTTTGAGGCAACGCCAATCCTCGTCAACGTCTCTCTAATTTTCAAAAATGATTCTGGGTCTGGAAGGGTAATTTCCAGCATAATTTCTGGGGTCCAAGTTACTTCATAACTTCGGTCATTCTGTAGATTTTGCATTTCGTCCGCCCTTTGATAAGGTCTCCATTATATTGTCAATAACGGATTTATTTACCAAAGAAATATACTGCTCTGCGGTACGACGGTTGATCTGGTAGTGATTGGAAATAGCCTCCACAACCTCAAGTTTTTCTGGCTTGTGCCATTTTGCGAACCTCTTCTTCTTCACTGCGATGGCATGTCTATAGAAATCATACTGCCAACGATTTGGGATGTGCGATCTCTGGTTCATTTCTTGAGCAAAGAGAACGGTGTCGTAGTGTTGGCTCAGTGCCTTGTTAACCATATAAGGAGCATATTCCTTATCGGACATGGGCTCTTCCCATATACTCTTGGTCGAGGTGCAGATGTTGTTTACATAATCAAAGGGGTTGCTCATGTGCCTGAACCTTTGCAAAGATGATTTTACGGATGTCTCCTTCGTCGACCTCACCTAGGATTTCCGCGGACGCCTCGGCTACAGTGCCTTGTATGATAAATGACCCATCTAGCATGTAGTAGAACCGATAGATATCGTCCCGGATGTGTTCCATGTTGACGTTAATGATAGGATACTTCATGAGACCCTCTGTTTGTGCGAAATACCAACCAAACTTAGATCCGCGAGCGTATCCAACAGAGTACCCAACAACAACGCTAATGAGCGTCACGATAAAAATAAACCAATCCATTTTATTTCCAAGCCACGTTGGCCATAAGTTCTGTCATAGCCGCAGCAACCACAATCTCAGGATCGCCGGTCCGGTTTTGGTAATCCGCAAGAATCAGAACCATCTGAGGAATGCTCTTGGGTTCAATCAAATCACACGCATTATCGTATATATCGCGGAAGAGAGTCGCTGCCTCAATGTCTGTGTTCTTTCCAACCCACTTTCGCATCTCGGGGAAGTTCTTTTCCTTGAGAAAAGTGAATAGCTCAGCAAAACTTTCCTTGGATTGGTTGACAAGAATGCCGGCGTCAATTGTGCCCGACGCAGAGTAACGCTGCAACTCATTCAACGTCCTACGAAAGTCCGGGAAGTGCTTGTTGACAAGCTCAGCAACAACTTTCTTATCGTACGTCACTCCCTCTTTATCGAGGATCCCCACAACTCGTTTGAAGAATTGCAGAGCCAATTTGTTGCGATCCCCAGACGAAACCTTAAAGTCAATCGCGGTTGTTCTGGACTGGATAGCGTCGATGATTCGGTTTTTGTAGTTGCACGTGAAAAAGAACCGCACGTTCTTAAACTCCTCTACAATCCCACGCAAGGACTCCATGGAGTTACGGGACATACCGTCAAACTCGTCAAACAAGACAAACTTCTGATTTCCGCTGAACGACACCGTTGAGGAATATTGCATCACCTTCGTACGGACTGTGTCGATTCCAGACTCCAGAGATGCGTTGATGAAAAGGAGTTCTCCTCCCATCTCATTAACGATGGCGCGTGCCAAAGTTGTTTTGCCTGTACCCGCGGATCCACTCATGAGCAAATGAGGGATGTTTCCATCCGCCATAAGCTCCTTGATTTCCTTTTTCACTTTGTCGGGAATGATACAATCATCCACCGTCTGCGGGCGCCACTTTTCCGCCCAAACCGCAGTTTCTAAACTCATAATGTATTTTCCCAAGGGGTTGATCAGAAAGTCGAGCTGGATTCCAATGCCACAAACACCACCATGTCGCCAACTTTTGCCGTCCACTTTGAGAGCTTCTTCGAGGAGATCTCGAGCTTGTAATCCTGCGGCATCAGCTTGAGGTTGTCAATTTTGAAGTTCGCTTGGAATGTCTCTGTAGTGGGACCGATCTCGAGCTCATATGTGTTGTTGCTACTATTCTTCAGATCAGAGACGCGGAGAACCATCGCTTTTCCATCACCAACAATTGAGAGGTCCGGGGAAGATAGGACGCCGCCGGTCTTCTGTACAGCACCAAGCATTGCGGCTGTAATGTCCAATGTGATATCGGCCGCAGGAAGCTTCAGCGTCTTGTCTGGCGGCAGAAGTAGAACCGCTTTGTCTGCGTTGTAATACTTGATTGAGGTTCGCCCTTCTTTGATCGTTGCAACGGTGCTCGAGAACGTAATGTCCGGATCATCAAAGAGGGAGAGAACACCCAAGAACTGATTCAGATCATAGATGCCGAAA